ATGGGCGCAGACGACATGCACGTGGTGATGTACAAGATCCTCGCCTACCTCTACGACTGCATGAAGCGGGGCGCCGAGCCGCAGCAGTCGGCAATAGCGGCTGACAGCCCGATGATCGGGCCGATACCGTACCGCTACTGGTGCTCGATCATGTCCCAGCTCGTCAATCGTGGGCTGGTCGATGGAATATCGGTCGCCTGGTACGACAACGAGCAGAGCGTGATCGTCGCGAACCCGACGGTCACGCTGGAGGGCGTCGAGTTCATGCAGGAGAACTCGATGATGCGCAAGGCGCTCGGCTTCCTGAAGGATGCGAAGAGCACGCTCCCGTTCATCTAGCCGATGACGAACTCAGGGTCGTCGGCGATGTCATCCTCGAAGACCCAGGCGATCCGCATCGACCAAGCGCCGTCGAAGTAGTCCGAGTCCGCCGTCTGATGAAAGTGGGCGACGAAGACGAGCACCTTGTGGCGCTGGAGGTCATCAAGGTATTCCCACGCGGGCGAATCTCCGCGCGCCTCGTCCCAGCCAATGGCGATTTCCTCCATGAAGCTCCGCGCGTAGAGCTGCGAGTAGGCCTCGATGCCGGCGATCTCATAGCGCGTCCACGGGCCAGGGTTCGGTTCTTCCGGGCAGACGATCCGAACGGCAAGCTCCCGGATCAGCTCCGGGTCGTATGCGAACTCCATAGTCCTCTCTCCTCTCAGTGAATCCGCGAGTAGCGGCTGTCGATCATCTTGGGCTTGCGGCGCCCGTCCCCGGACTCCTGCACGACGAGACGGGCGAACCCGCCTCCCTCGGGCCTCAGCGAGTCGAAGTAGGCCCGCGCGGCCGACTCGGAGCCGAACACCTCGCGGCGGGTCTCGTCGACGATGAAAACGGGGTAGAAACCGGTCATGTCTCTCTCCTTCCGAAAAGGAGGAGCCGCCCCGAGGGACGGCTCCGAATGCGAACCTCGATATTTCCCCGGAAACCTACCAGGGCAGATCGTAGTACGGGGCGAACTTGTCCCCGTCGAACTTGACGGCGTGCCGCCTTGCGTACGCCTCGACGAATTCCTGGGGATCGCAGGGCGCGAGGTCGGCGTGAATCTCCTCGCGCAGCTCGTCGTCCATCATGTGGACGGCGGCCTCGAAGTCGATCTCGTCGCCGTTGGCATTCTTAACGGTGGTCATGTTGGATCCTTTCCTCGGCGTGGACGAATTCGGCACAGCCGGACAGCTGCGCCGCGGTGCTTGAAGTGCCTCTGAATTTCGTTTCGATCCACGCCGCGAAAGGCGGCGACGGACGAATCATGGCACTTTCGGCGACGCCCTGCCGCTAGAAGAGCCGCCACGTCTCGCCCGAGACCCACGTGGTGTCGAGCTCCCCCTTGCAGATGGGGCACGTGAACCTCTCGGAGCAGACCGCCGAATCTACCAGGTCGAACCGGCCCGACGAATCGGGGGCGACGTGCTCGACGGTCTCGCGGACCGCGTAGGCCAGCGGAGCGCCGCAATGCGGGCAGCGGAAGCGCTCCCCCGCGCTCATCGCCCCTCCCTCTCGCAACCCAGCTCGTCGGCGATGAAATCGTTCAGGCGGTCGCGGGCGCTCCCGATGGCGCTCAGGGCCGCTCCGTAGAGCCTGTCCATGACGAAATCCGCCGTGACGCGCCTTGCGAACTCGTGCGAGATGCCCTTTACGCAGGTCACGGAAATGCGATCCTGCTGGGCGACCGTCGTTACCAGATCGACCCGGAACACGAATCCGCCCCCGTTGCTCTCCGCTCTGCCGGAGAGGGTCAGCGAGTTGTCGACTCTCAGCTCATCGAACTCCCAGATCTTGTACCGCATGAATATCTCCTTCCAATCGGAAAACCTCCGTCCCCGCCCAATCCCTGGCGAATTGGGCGGAGCGGGGGCTTTCTACTCGAAATCCCCGTGCCACTCCTCGCACTCCGCGCAGACGTAGCCGTGGATCCCGTGGCAGTCGCACACGATGTAGGCCGTCGAGCCGCACAGCAGCTCCCCGCAGCAGTCGCACCACGGGCCGTCCTGGTAGCGCCCCAGGCAGTCGGGGCAGTAGCCGTCGAAAAGCTCCGCCTCGTCGAACGAGACGGCGCACGCGCGGCACGGCTCCAGATGCTCGGCGGCCTCGACGCCGGGCATGGGGGCGGCCTGGATGGTGGCGGCCAGGGCGATGGACGCAGCAGTGCTGACGAAACTAGCGAAAAACATGGTCGGTCTCCTCTTGGATCAGAATCTCGTACTCGTCCGCCAGTTCAAACCGGGCGAACTCTGAATCGCACTCCCGTGCGAATGCCTGCGCCTCGATGCGCTCGGCGGCATCGCGGGGAATCACGGCCGCATCCCCGCCGCCATCACCTCGCGGGCGGCGGCCTCGCGGGAGGCCAGCAGAGCCCGCACGCCGTCGAACACCTCCTCGGGCGTCTTGTCGCTCTGCGTCTCAATCCGAATGGCGTGGGCGTAGAGGTCGTCGATTGCAGACAGTGCGGAGTCCATAAGCTCGCTCATAGCCGTTTCCCTTCTCTTCGCGTACCGGCTCATGGCGCGGCATTCCCCCATCGAAATGCCGCGCCTGAAACGGTGGCGCTAGGCGATCTCCTCGATGAGCTGCTCCAGCTCGTCGCATGCGTCGGAGTGCACCGGGAAGCGCTCGGTGTCAATTCCCCAGTGTCCCACGACCTCGCGGGCGTAGGTGTCCAGCGTGATGTTCGGGCCGCCGAACGCGCACAGGACGTAAACGCCTCTGACCTCGGCGTCCCTGGCGATCCCGGCGCGGCGCACCTCGATGTTCAGCGCGTCGTCCAGCCAGTCGCTCACTCCGCAGGGCTCGCACTCGTCGGCGTCGTCGAGGCTCCCGGCCCCGTCCACTCCCACGTCCTCGCCGCAGTGGGGGCACGTCCAGTCCCGTTCTTCGGCCTCGTCGCGGCCGAAGACGTTCTCGCAGTGGGGGCACCTCCAGCCGTCGCCGCCCGCCGCCAGTTCGAAGCCCTCGGCCACGGCCTTCACCATCTCGCGCAGCTCCTCGTTCGTCGCCTTCATGGCTACTCCTCCTCTTCCTCGGGGAACGTCTCGGTTCCCTCCACGCTGTACAGCACGCCGCGGAGCGTTCTCTCGCTGTAGCCCGCAACGTCGGTGACGATCTGTAAGGTCTCCTCGCTGACTCCCATGTCAAGCAGCGCGTCCCACATCTCGTTTGCGCTCATGGCCTTCCCCTTTCATCGGGTGTATACTTGTCGGAAACCAAGGGACGCGGAACCGAACCGCGCCCCTCGGGGTCATCAAGCCCGCCCGGTCTGGTCATCGTCGGCGGGCTTTTTTCGCGCCCTCGCGGACGCGGCAACCCACTTGATGGCCTCCCATAGAGCAGCGGACAGGATGCCCGCCAGCACTGAGGTGTAAAGCTCCCTCATCGGTTTCACCTCCTTCCTAGGTGGAGGTGTGCGCTGGGCCAGCCCTTCGGCTGGCGGGGACGTTCACCCTTGAGCGCCCCCGCCAGCCGCCCCTGTGCGGGGCGGTCTGGCGGCCTTCGGTATCTGACGGCGGCCTATTCCGCCGTGGACGGTTGGACGGACCGGACATGTCACGGCTGGTCTCGTATCTCCCGCGGGCTCCTCACTCAGTGTCTTTCCACCGTGGTCTTATTGCCGCTGCCACGGCGCCCGCGTCGCCTCCGTCGCTCCCTCTTCTGTTGTCAAGGTACCCGCCTGCCAGATCGCTACTTTGGTCGCGGCGTCAGGTGCTCGGCTCGTCGGGGCCTTACCGCCCTGGGCCTACCGCATCGACTCCCGCCGCTTCGGTTTCGCTTCCCCGCATCGGAGTTTCAAGGTTCCGCCTTGCCTCCCTTCGCTTTCGCTCCGTTCCGCTTGGCGTGGCCACAGTATGGCATGATGTTGGACGATATGCAAGTGTTGGAGATTATCGACGTTTTGCCAGGTAGTCCGTCGTTTTTAGTGTCCAACAGTTGCATATCAGCCACATTTCTACACACTTTCCACATATTTGCATATCGTCCAACAGTTGCGATATAATATATACGCGTGTAATATCGGAAGTTGAGAAAGCAGGTTTGACGTGTGGTTTTATGATGTTTTGCGCGAGGTCTCGGCGCATTCTGGCGTGGCTATAACGGCCATCGGCCCGCGTATCGGTCGCGCTCGGTCGTATGCCACCGCTGCCGAGGCTCGCGGCTCCGTCCCGTCTGTTAACAACGCCGCCGCCATGCTGGCCGCCTGCGGCTGGTCGCTGTGCGCCGTCCCCTCCGAGGACGTGCCGCCCTCCGCCCTCGTGATCGACCCGCCAGAGCAGGAGGAGGACGCCGAGCGCCGCGCCCTGGAGCGCCGCCGCGCCCGCCTGGCCGCTGACCTCGCCGCCGTTGATGAGCGGCTTGGGTCGTAGCCGCTGCCACGTTTGGCAGAGTCGGGGCCGTGTCCTTCGGGGCGCGGCCCCTTTTTCGTGCCGCCGCTGGCCCAGGCTCGCACATCCGTTCGATGGGGAGGGGGGACTATAGGGGGGTGGGGGTCTCCCTCGGCTGTGGCTCCCCATAGTCTCCGCCCCCTGACCCCCGTTCGCCGCGCCGCCCTGCTGCTGGCCCCGCCGTCCCCGCCGCGCTCCCTGGCCGCCGCCGTCGGCCGCCCCGCTCCCCGCCCCTCGCCCTGGCTCCCGCCGCCCCTCGCTGGCCGCTGGCCCCGCCGTCCCCTCGCCGTCCCCTCTCTCCCTGGCCGCCGCCCGTCGCTGCCGCCCGTCGCTGCCGCTGGCCCCTGCCGTGCCGCCCCGCTCCCCTGCTGGCCGCTCCCCTCGCCCAGCCCCGCCGCCGCCGTGCCGCTGCTCCACTCGCTCCCACTGCACCGCCGCGCCCCGTGCCGCCCCGCCCGCCGCTACCGCCGTGCCGTCCCGTCGGCCGTGTCGCCGGCCGGTCTGATCGGATCGGGGAAGGAGGGGCCGCCGAGCCGCCGGGGGGGTCGGCGGGAGGGGTGAGGGCCGCGCGCCGCGCACCCCCCCCCGTTTCGCTCCGGGGGGCGCGTGTAAGGGGACCGGCGCGGGAAGTCAAATAAAAACGCGCGGGAATTTTTTCAAATCTAAAAACGAGAGTTTGACTCTCCCGAAAATCGCACTTATGAGCGAAAAATCTTCCTTAAAGGAAAGGAAGGTTCCCGTTGGCGAGGGCATTCGCAGAGCGCTTCTACCGCTCGAAGGCGTGGCGGAGGACGCGCAAGGCCTACTTCGAGTCGGTCCACGGGCTGTGCGAACGCTGCCGAGAGCGCGGCGTGGTCAGGGCCGGGGAGATCGTGCACCACAAGATCCACCTGACGCCCCAGAACATCGGCGACCCGTCGATCACGCTCGGCTACACCAACCTGGAGCTCGTGTGCCGGGACTGCCACGCGCAGGAGCACCCGGAGATCTACGGGCGGGTGGTCGAGCAGAGGGTGGCCTTCGACGAGAACGGGAACCTCGTCAGGAAGGGCTGCGATGAAGTTCGATGAGCAGGTCAGCGAGCGCTACGAGCGCCTGTCCAAGGAGTACCTCGACCTGGACGAGACCACCAAGGAGGTGCTGGTCGCCTACTGCAAGGCGCTCACGCTGTACGACGAGGCGGTGTCGACGGTGGCGACGGAGGGCATCATCATGGAGAACGAGAAGGGGAAGCTCGTCGAGCACCCCATGGTCGGGGCCATGCACAAGCTGTCCAACGAGCTGAAGGGCCTGTACACGCCCCTCAAGCGCATCCTGTTCAAGCAGCAGGACACGCAGGACGCCGACGACTTCGACGAGTTCCTGGGGATGTAGCCCGTGGTCGCCCCGAAGAGGGGGCGCGCGGCGCGGCTGCCCGACTGCGCCGCCGTCAAGTACTTCCGAGCCATCAAGTCGGGCAAGGTCACCGCGTGCCGCAAGATGCGCAGGCTCGCCGACAGGATGCTCGACGAGATCGCGCACGGGTACAAGGAGTGGCACTTCGACAAGGAGGCGGCCCAGCGCCCGGTCCGCTTCATCGAGGAGTACTGCTACATCCCCTCCGGCAAGCTGAGGGTGCCGTTCAAGCTGGAGCTGTTCCAGAAGGCGCTCGTCGAGTGCGCGTTCGGGTTCGTGGACAAGGACGGCAACCGCCGGTTCCAGGAGGTCCTGTGCATCATGGGCCGGAAGAACGGCAAGTCGTCGCTGCTGGCCGCGCTCGAGCTGTACGCCCTCATCGGCGACCGCGAGGGCGCGCCCCAGGTCTACAACGTGGCGAACTCCGAGGACCAGGCGAAGCTCGCGTTCAACGCCGCCATGCGCATCATGCGCCAGTCGAAGCGCATCAGGAAATACGCCCGCAAGCGCGCCGACGACATCTACTGCGAGAGGAACCTCGGGTTCATCAAGCCGCTGACCTCGCAGACGGCCAACCTGGACGGCCTGGACGTCCACTTCGGCGTCATCGACGAGCTGTCGGCCATCAGGAACCGAGACCTGTACGACCTCGTGAAGCAGGGCATGTCGGCGCGCGACCAGCCCATGCTGTTCGTCATCACCACCAACGGCTTCGTGCGAAACGGTGTGTTCGACGCCCAGTACGACTACGCGAGGGGCTGGCTCAACGGCGACGTGGAGGACGACCGGTTCCTGGCGTTCATCTACGAGCTGGACGAGCGCGACGAGTGGGTCAACGAGTGCGCGTGGGTGAAGGCAAACCCGGGCCTCGGCACGATCAAGAAGCTGTCGGCCCTGCGCGGCTACGTCAACAAGGCGCTCCAGGACCCCACGTTCCGGCCGACCGTCATGGTCAAGGACTTCAACATGCCGGAGAACCAGTCGGTCGCGTGGCTGGAGTTCGACGACGCCGTGTGCGAGGAGGCCTTCGACATCGACGAGATGGGGTTCCGCTACGGGATCGCCGGCTTCGACGCCGCCGAGACCACCGACCTCACGGCCGCGTGCATGCTGATGATGCGCCCGGGCGACGACCGCGTGTACGCCAGCGCCATGTACTGGCTGCCCGAGGACGCGCTGAGGTGCGAGTCGGAGAGCGGCAGCCGCCGCGAGAGGGACGACGTGCCGTGGGAGCAGTGGGTGGCCCGGGGCCTCGTGCGCCTGGTGCCCGGGAACAAGGTGGACAAGCGCGTGGTGCTGGAGTGGCTCGCGGAGATGCGCGACGAGCACGACGTGTACACCTACGCCATCGGCTACGACCCGTGGCACCTGTCCGACGACTCCATGAGGGATGGGTTCGAGTCGTTCGTCGGCAAGGCGCGGGCCATACCGGTGCGCCAGGGGCCTGCGACCCTCTCCCAGCCCATGAAGCAGATCAAGGCGGACTACCGCGCCAACCGCATCGTGGACAACCACAACCCCGTGACCGAGTGGTGCCGCATGAACGTGATGGTGCGCACCGACGTCAACGGCAACATCCAGCCGGACAAGAAGATGGCCCAGGCCGCCAACCGCATCGACGGGTTCATGGCGGAGCTGGACGCCTACACGATGCTGGACAAGCTGATGGGCGAGTACTCCCAGGCCATCTGAGGCGACGAGAGTTTGACCCTCCCCAAGGTCGCACGTTCGCGCGATAGTCTCGTGTATGGGACTCAGAGAGATGATCTTCGGCAAGGGCAGGGCAGAGGACGGCCGCAGGGCCGCCCACGGCTTCAGCACGTTCACGGAGTACCAGCCGGTCTTCTCGACCTGGCGCGGATCCGTCTACGAGCAGGAGCTGACGCGCTCGGCGATCCACGCGTTCGCCAACGGCTGCTCCAAGCTCAAGCCCGAGGTCGTCGGCACCGCCAAGCCGAAGCTGAGGCGGTGCTTCGAGACCCAGCCCAACGAGCTGATGACGTGGCCGAAGTTCCTCTACCGGCTCGCCACCGCGTTCGAGAACGACTGCACGGCCTTCGTCGTGCCGGAGCTCGACCGTGCGGGCGACACCGTGGGGCTGTGGCCGCTGAAGTGCGAGGGCGCCGACGTCGGCGAGATCGCTGGGCAGCCGTGGATCGTGTTCCACACGGCCTCCGGCGAGGACAGGGCCATCGAGCTGGAGCGCGTGTGCGTGCTGACCAAGTACCAGTACCTCTCCGACGTGTTCGGCAGCCCCAACGCCCTCGACGAGACCATGAGGCTGCTCCACGCCCAGGAGGAGGCCCAGAGGGCCGCCATCGAGGCGGGCGCCACCATCAGGTTCATCGGGCAGCTCACCGGCCAGGTGCGCGAGGAGGACATCGAGCACAAGCGCGAGCGCTTCTCCCGGGACAACCTGTCGCGCGCCAACACCAGCGGCCTGCTGGTCTACGACAACACCTTCTCCGACGTGAAGCAGGTCGAGCCGTTCAGCTACACGATCTCCGACAAGGAGATGGAGCGCATCGAGAACAACGTGTTCGACTACTTCGGCACCAACCGCGACATCCTCCAGAACCGGTTCAACGAGGACCACTGGAACAGCTACTACGAGGGCAAGATCGAGCCATTCGCCGTGCAGCTCGGGGAGGGGCTCACGGCCATGTGCTACTCGCGCCAGGAGCAGTCGCGCAACCGCGTGACGTTCTCCTCGAACAGGCTCCAGTTCGCGACCTCGGCCTCCAAGCGCAACATGATCCGCGACATGACCGACCGCGGGATCATGTCGATCAACGAGGCGCGCGAGATCTTGCAGCTGCCGCCCATCGAGGACGACGCGCGCGTCATCCGCGGCGAGTACGCCGACGCCACGCTCCTCTCCTCCCCCAAGGACGACTCGGATCCCGAGCAGCACGACCTGGTTAAGAAGGACTCCGACCTGCACGGGGTCATGGACAAGGACGAGATGGAGTGACCATGCCAGTAAGGGAAGGAAGAGAGTACCGCACGTTCGACTTCGCCCTGGAGGCGAAGGACGACTACGTGGTGGAGGGCTACGCGACGACGTTCGACGACCCGTACCCGATGCCGGGCGGCATCTACGAGGTCATCGACCGGCACGCGCTGGACGAGGCGGACATGTCGGACGCGATCTACCAGGTTGACCACAAGGGCGCCGTGCTCGCCAGGCGCAGCAACGGCTCGCTCGAGATCGCGTGCGACGACCACGGCCTGTTCTTCAGGGCGAAGCTCGGCGGATCCCAGGCGGGCAGAGACCACTACGAAGCGGTTTCGAGCGGACTCTACACCCGTATGAGCTGGGGATTCACGGTAGTGAAGGGTACGGAGGAATACAACGTGCGCGCCGCGACCGTGACAGTGAAGAAGGTTCGGAAGGTCTACGACGTATCGGCGGTTTCATTCCCTGCGAACAGCGGGACTGAGATACACGCTCGCTCCTACCTTGACGGAGTGATCGAGCAGGCGCGCGGGGAGTCCGCGCGGCGCGAGCGGGAAATGGAGGAGAGGGAGGCTCTCGCCGCCCTCGCATCGATCCTTTAAGGAGGAGACATGGCTTTCGAGCATCTGGGCGCGACCGAGTACCGCGCGCTCGACAACGAGGCCTTCGAGGCCCGCAAGAAGGAGCTGCAGGACCTTCTGCTCGACCCCGAGGCCGAGGTGGACATGAAGGAGGTTCGCTCCGAGATGGAGATCGTCCGCGACGAGGCCGAGCGCCGCGCCGCCGCCGACGAGCTGCGACGCTCGATGGAGCGCCGCGCGCTGTCCGGCGGGATGCGCGTGACCGAGCGCGCCGACTTCGGCGGCAAATCCGGCGGAGCCCAGGTGCTGGAGGCGCCCGACGACCCCCACGACACGCCCGAGTACCGCGACGCGTTCATCGACTACGTGAGGACGGGCCGCCCCTCCGGCGTGCTCCTGCGCATGGCGGGGGCCGAGGACTCCGGCAACGGGATGCTCACGTCCGACGTGAAGATCGCCATCCCGACCACGCTGTCCAACACCGCCATCGAGAAGCTCGACGAGCACGACGACATCTACGCCCTCGTGTCCAAGACCTCCTTCCAGGGCGGCTACGAGATACCCATCGACGAGTTCGACTTCCTGACCCACTGGGTCGGCGAGGAGGAGGTCTCCGACTGGCAGAAGGCCGGGCGCAAGGACAAGATCGTGTTCTCCTACCACGAGTTCGAGTCCCGCTTCCAGCAGTCCTTCCTCTCCTCCATCGTGACCATGGACAACTTCCAGTCCAAGCTCATGCCCAAGATGGAGAAGTCGATCTCGCGCACGCTGTCCCAGGCGATCATCCGCGGCACCGGCAGCGGCCAGCCGCTCGGCATCCTCAACGACCCGCGCGTCGAGCACGTGGTCGAGATGACCGAGGCCGACTTCCGCAACTGGAAGGCGTGGCACTCCATCTTCGACGCCGACATCGACCCCGAGTACGACGACGGCAGCCTCCTCATGTCGAAGGGCTCCTGGAACAAGTACATCGACACGATGTCCGACAAGAACGACGCCCCGGTAAACGTCACCTACGACCCCGTGACGGGCAAGCGCAGCCAGGTGCTCGTGGGCAAGCAGACGCGACTGGTCAAGCCGGTCACGCTGCCCGACTTCGACAAGGCCGCCCCCGGCGACGTCGTGGGCGTCTACGGCACGATGAACGACTACGCCATCAACTGGCAGCCCGGCGGCAGCATCGCCATCACGCGCTACCCCGACTGGGACAAGCGCAAGAACAAGATGGTCGGCTACGGCGTCTGCGACGGCCGCGTCGTCGACCCCTACGGCTTCATCCTCATCAAGAAGAAGGCGAGCGCCTAATGGAGGCCCGCGTGCTGAAGCCCTTCTACGACCTCAAGGACGGCGCCGACCGCAGGGCCGGCGACGTCTTCGAGGCGTCCGAGGGGCGCATCCGGGAGATCAACGAGGCCCTCGGCGAGCCCTATGTGGAGGCGGCCGCCGAGAAGCCCGCGGTCAAGCCCGCCGCCGGGAAGACCACGGCCAAGCCTGCCGCGAAGAAGCCCGCGGCCAAGCGCGCCCCCGCGGCCAAGGAGGGCTAGGCCATGGGCGGGTGCCTGCAACAGGTCGTCAAGGACGCCCTGCGCGTCACGTCCGAGGCCTACGACGCCGAGGTGGCCGCGTGGATCGCGGCCGCCGTGGCAGACCTGCGCCGGGTGGGCGTGAGGGAGCGGCTGCTCGCCGGCGACCCGCCCGACCCGCTGGTCGTGGTGGCCGTCATCTGCTTCTGCAAGTGCCACTTCGGGTTCGACTTCGCAGAGTTCGAGCTGGAGCGGCTGGAGAAGCAGTACGAGCTGCTCGTCTGCGACCTGCTCAACTCCTCGGCGAACTGCGCCGCCGAGGACGACGAGGCGCAGTACCCGCCCAGGGACGAGGCCGGCGCGCCGGAGGGCGACGGCCTATGAGGTTCACCGACTCCATCGTGCTCAGGGCCGTCGAGTACGAGCGCATGCCCGACGGGGTACAGCGCCCGCGCGTGCGGCACCGCCGCGTGTTCTGCAACCGGCTGGCCGTGGGCGAGTCCGCGCGGCTCGCCTGCGCGGCCGAGGGTCTCAGGGGCGCGGTCCGCGTGAGGGTCAGGTCGGCCGAGTACCGCGGCGAGGGCTTCGCCGTCTGGGAGGGCCGCGAGATGACCGTCGAGGGGGCCTCGTCGAGCGGCGAGTTCACCACCCTGACCATCGCCGAGAGGCTCGGCAGCGACCAGCGCGAGCCGGCCGTCGCCCCGCCGGAGGAGCCGGACGCCACTCCCCCCGATCCCGGGGAGGAGGACGGCGAATGACGCGCGAGATCGAGATCGGCCAGTTCGAGGACGCCATGGGCGACATCATCGACGACGTGTACGCCTCGGTCCAGGAGGGCTCCCGCAGGTCGGTGACCGAGGGGGCCAAGGTCGGGCGCCGCGAGACGGTCTCCAACGCCCAGGACGTCATCACGCCGCACAACGGCGACTACTTCGACGGCTGGTCGTACCGCGCGTGGCAGGAGGGAGGCGGGTGGCGGTCGGAGGTGGGCAACGCGAAGGTTCCCGGCCTCGCCCACCTGCTCGAGAAGGGCCACGCCAGGGTTGGCGGCGGGCGCGTCGCCGCGAGGCCGCACATCGCGCAGGCGGCCGAGGACGCCTTCGACGCCGCCTGGGACGCGCTGCTGGAGGGGGTGGAGCTGTGAGCCGGGAGGAGATCGTGTCGATGCTCGACGGACTCGGCATCCCCGCCGTCCACGCCGCGTGGCGCCAAGGTAGCGCCCCTCACCTGCCGTGGGCCGTGCTGCTCATGGAGGAGGACGCGCACCTGACGGCCGACGGCCGGAGGTGGGCGTCGTTCCCGCGCATGCGCGTCGAGCTGTACCAGGAGTCGTCCGACTCCGAGCTCGAGGGATCGCTGGAGGCGGCCCTTGCGGGCCGCTACGGCGACTACGAGAAGACAGAGGCATGGGTGGACTCGGAGGACTGCCTGATGTGCTCCTACGAGTTCACCGACATCTAGAGAAAGGAACGAGCCATGCCCGAAGCAACCACCGCCCTGAGGAAGGCCGTCAAGTACGGCGTCGAGAAGGCTCACTACGCCGTCCGCAACGACGACGGCACCTACGGCGCCCCCAAGCCGCTGCTCGGCGCCGTGTCGGTCACGGTCGACCCCGAGGGCGAGTCGAACCCCTTCTACGCCGACAACTCGATCTACTTCGACGAGGAGACCAACGCCGGCTACACCGGCAAGTTCGAGGTCGCCTACCTGGAGGACGAGGCGCGCGCCGACCTGCTCGGCGAGATCATCGACGCCATCGGGGGCATCTACGACGACGCCGACGCGAGCGGTTCGCACGTCGCGTTCATGTGGCAGACCAACGGCAACGTGCGCAACAAGCGCGTCGTCTACTACGACGTCTCCTTCAAGCGCCCGTCCGAGGCCGACCAGACCAAGAACGAGAAGACCGACCCCGGCACCTTCGAGCTGGAGTTCACGGCGGTGCCGGTCGAGATCGAGGTGGGCGACCGCACTTCCAAGACCTCCAAGTACTCGCTGCCCTCCGACAAGGCCGAGGCGAAGGCCGCCTACGACAAGTGGTTCGAGGCGGTTGCCATGCCGCAGGCCGCGGCCGCCTAGGGGGAGCCGTGCTTCTGGACTACGGGCGCGGCCCCGAGGAGTGCCGCATGGGCCTCAAGGCCATGAGCGCCTACGAGCAGGAGTTCGGGCGCGACATCATCCAGGACCTCTTCGGGCGCGTCACGGTGCGCGAGCCGGAGCCGGATGAGGAGGGCGTGGTCGCGTCGGTCGACTACCGGGACACCAACTGGACGGCGCTCGTGAGGGCGCTGTGGGCGTCCCGCAGGGCCGCCGACGAGTCGGTGCCGCCCTACGCCGTGTGGGCCGACGGGATCGACGCGCTCGACCTGAACGCGGTCTCCGACGCCCTCATGCCCGAGGCCGTCAGGACGTTTTTTCACGCCGGGGATAGCGGTCGCCCCGAGGCCCAAGACCGCGGGTAGCGAGCCCACGCTGCCCTACACGGCCATGTACGCGGCGGGTCTGAGGCTCGGACTCGGCCCCGCCGCCCTGGCCGACATGAGCTACCCCACGCTCGCCAACCTGCTCGGATCCGCGTCGCCGGAGCCGGAGGAGGAGCGCGGGGCGGAGAGGGCGACGCAGCAGGACATCGACGCGCTGTAAGGAGGAGACGTGGCGTCAACGGCATACAAGGGTCTGACGATCCGCATAGGCGCGGACACCACGTCCCTCCAGAGCGCCCTCAAGGCGTCGAACCGCACCATCTCAGCGACGCAGGCGATGCTGCGGCAGGTCAACAAGGCGCTCAAGTTCGACGGCTCCAACGCCCAGGCCCAGGCCCAGCAGCTCAAGCTGGTCTCCGCCAGGGCCAAGGGGCTCGCCGAGCGCTACACGCTGCTTCAGAGGACCATGAGGCAGCTCGGCTCCAGCGGCGCGCTGAGGAAGCTCGCCGCCGAAACCGACGACGCCGCGGGCCACGCCCAGCGGTGCCTGGAGCGCTACAACAAGGTCAACGACGAGATAGCCCGATTCAAGCACGGGTTCGCCCTCAAGTCCCAGCAGGGCGAGATGGAGCGGCTGAACGCGGAGATCAGGGAGCACGAGTCGCTGCTGAGGCAGATGCGCCGCGACTACGCCGAGATGGGGTCGGCGGCGCCGAGGGGCATGCTCGCCGAGATCAAGGGGTGGGACGCCTCGTTGAAGCAGCTCAGGCGCGAGTACAGGTCGCTGGAGACGGCTGCGAAGAACGCCTTCGCGGGCGTTGAGGGCGTGGACGCGACCCTCGCGAAGATGCGACAGATGGGCGAGGTGACCGAGGGCGTGGAGCGGGAGTACCGCGCCCTCGCCCGGGCGCACGCCGAGGCGTTCGGGGACAACAGGCTCGCCAAGGAGCTCGTGCAGCTCGAGCAGTGCCGCGCCGACGCGGCCGCCGCGAGGGCCGAGGTGCGCGCCCTCGGCGAGCAGATGGCGCTCGCCGTCAGGTCGGGCGCGGCCAACGGCATATCGCGGGAGTTCGACGAGGCGCGGGAGAGCGTCAGGCAGTGCGACGCCGCCATCAAGTCGATGCAGGAGGACGAGCGCAAGCTCATGTCGGCGTTCGCCCAGAACCGGTGGATGGACGGGCTCCAGGACGCGATCAAGTCGAACATCGGCAGGCAGCTCGACTCGGCCCGCGAGAAGGCCGAGGCGCTCCGCAGGCAGATAAAGGCCCTCGACGAGATGGGGCTCGGCGGGATCGAGAGCGGCGGCCAGGGCGCGGAGCGCGCGCTGGAGCGGGTGACGCAGGAGTCGAAACAGGCCCATGCAGCGCTCGCGGAGCTCAAGGGCCGCGCGCAGACGGTCGCGGACGAGCTGTCCCGGGCGAAGGAGGGGACGGCGGCGTACCGCAAGCTGGAGGAGCGGGCGGCCGCGGTCGCCAAGCGGATGGAGCAGCTCTCCGAGCGCACCGAGACGCTCGACGCGCTGCTGCGCAGGCTCGGGCGGGGAGCGACGCTCAACAACCTGGTGGCCGACCTGTACAAGGCGGAGGCCGCCGTCGAGCGCGGCACCGAGAAGCTCTCGGAGTTCGACCGCAGGCTCCGCATGTCGAGGCAGACCGCGCAGCAGCTCGGCTGGTCCATGTACTCCACCGTCACCCCCGCCGTGACGATGTTCGCCTACAGGGCGATCTCTGCGGCGGAGGAGATCGACGCCGCCTACCGCGACATGCGCAAGACCGTCGAGGGCACCGAGCAGCAGTTCGAGGCGCTCAAGCGGGGCGCCATCGACTACTCGCGCACCCACTACACGTCCGCCGACACGATGCTGGAGATCCAGGCCATGGGCGGGCAGCTCGGCATCGCGGCCGACGAGCTCGAGTCCTTCTCGACCGTCGTGTCGAACCTCGACATCGCCACCAACCTCAACGCCGACCAGGCCTCCGAGCAGCTGGGCCAGGTGTCGGCGATCCTGTCCGACATGAAGCAGGACCGGGGCGAGGCGTTCCCGAAGTTCGGCGACGCGCTCACGCGCCTGGGCAACAACGCGGCGACGCTCGAGTCCAACATCATGGACGTGACGAGCCGCATCGCGTCGATGGGCACGATCTCGGGCTTCACGGCCCCGCAGCTGCTCGCCTGGGCGACGGCCATCGCCTCGACGGGCCAGGGGTCCGAGGCCGCCGGCACCGCCGTCGCCAAGACCATGAGCGACATCGAGTCTGCCGTGGGCGCCGGCGGCGAGGACCTGGAGGCCTTCGCCGGGGTGGCCCGCATGTCGGCCGACGAGTTCCGAGCCGCGTGGACCGACACCCCGTCCGAGGCGCTGAGGGCGTTCGTGCAGGGCCTCGCCGACATCGAGAAGGAGGGCGGCTCGGCCGACTCGACCCTGAAGCAGCTCGGCATCAACTCGGTGCGCCAGAAGCAGGCGCTCCTCGGCCTGTCCCAGACCGTGGGCAACGTGAACAGCTACATCCAGATGAGCGACAACGCCTGGGAAGGCGTGAGCGACGCCTGGGGGCGCGCCGGCGACGCCGCCCGCGAGGCGGACGCGAAGACCCAGGGCTTCTCGGGCGCCGTCCAGCTGCTCCGCAACAACTTCGACGTGTTCGGGGCCGAGGTCGGCGAGTCCGTCGAGGGTCCCGTCAGGGCGCTCGCCGACATCATCGGGGCACTCACGGCCGGGTACTCCGGGCTGCCGGACTTCGCCAAGACGTTCGTGGACGCGGGGATCGCGGCCGCGGCCGCGGCAGGCCCCGTGCTCGTCTTCAAGAACGCCGCCGGCGGAGCCCTCAAGGAGCTCGCCGGGCCTGCCGCGGGCTCCATCGCCGCGGGCCTGGAGTCGATAGGCATCTCGGCCAGCGCGTCGTCGAGGGGCGTCAGGCTGCTCGCGGCGTCGTCCAAGCTCGCCGGCGCGGCCCTCAGGGGCATCGCGCCGATCATGGCGATACAGCTCCTCTGGGAGCTGGGGAGCGCGGCGTGGGACGCCCACGAGAAGATGGAGGCGGGCGCGCGGGGGGCGGAGGAGCTGGCCTCCGCGTGCGAGGCCGTCGGAGGCATCTCGCGCGACGTCGCGAGATCCCAGGAGGAGATCTCGGAGTCCGCCAGGAGCGCCGCCCGGCAGGTCGCGGACGAGGCCTACGAGGTCGTGCAGTCGGCTGCCGACACGGCGCGCTCGGTCAAGGAGGCGACCTCGGGCCTCGCGGGCGACGAGGTGGAGGTGCGCCACTTCGACAAGGTTATACGCGAGATGATGCGCGTCGGAGAGCAGGGCGAGCTCACCGCCGTGCAGCAGGAGATGCTCGTGTCGGCGGTCAACGGGTACGTCGAGGCCACGGGCGAGGCGGTGAGCGTCACCGACCTCGCGAACGGCAAGCTGAACGTCACGTCGATGGAGCTCTCAAACCTCACGGCGAAGTGGCTCGAGAACGCCAAGGCCACGGCGGCGGCGAAGGCCGTCGAGGAGGCCACGGCGAAGTACCACGAGCTGGTCGTCGAGCAGGAGAAGCTCAAGATCATGAAGGAGGACCTCGAGAAGAGCGGCAACGACAAGGAGACCCGCTACAACCCCCGGGAGGGCAGCTACGAGCAGTTCACCGCCGAGTACTCCGACATCTTGACCCAGATCGAGAACGTGGAGGCGGAGATCCCCGAGGCCGAGAAGCTCATGGACGCCGCCACGAGGGCCGCCGGGCGCCTCGGGGTGGGGGCGGGCGAGGCCGCCTCCGGCATGGGGGAGCTCGCCGATGGGGCCGACTGGGCGGCCGCGGAGATGGGCGAGGCCGAGGAGGCCGCGCAGGCCCTCGCCTCGGCGCTCGAGGAGGCGCTCGCCGACGACGGCAACGCCTGGGGGTCCATGCTCGCGCGCGCCATGGAGAAGTCGGGGATCTCGACCGACGAGATGGCGCAGGCCATGGACGCCGCCGGCATGTCCGTCGACGACCTGAAGGAGCGCTTCGCGGGGCTCGAGCAGCCCGTGAACACGGCCTTCGAGAAGCTCAAGACGGAGAGCGCCGTATCGGCGGCGGAGGCCAACGCCAACATGGAGGCCAACAAGAGGGCCTACGACAAGTTCTACAGCGACCTCGGGAAGCTGGAGAAGCAGGCCCAGACCGACCAGCAGAAGGCCTTCGTCGACTACCTCAGGCAGTCGGGCGTCCAGAACGCGAGCCTCGTCGAGGAGTACTCCAAGAACCTCGACCTGTTCCGCGATGGCGCCGAGAGCTTCGACATGGAGGGCGTGGCAGACCCCTTCAACCGCGCGCTGTTCCGCAGCGAGTACGGAAAGCTCATGGAGGAGCTCCAGCAGTACGTGGACGCCATCAGGGCGAAGGCCGCCGAGGCCGTGCAGGCCCAGGAGCACACCCGGGAGGAGATCGCCGCCGCGTTCGGGAGCGCCCCGAAGCTCACGGCCGAGGAAGCGCTGCCCAACATGGACGAGCTCCCGCTCTACGCCGGCGAGAGGGGCGCGGCGGCGGGCGCCGCGCTGGGCGTCAACTTCGTCGCGGAGTGCAACGCGAGGGCCGGCGAGGCACAGGGGGCCGCCCAGGCCCTCGCAGCGGCGCCGGACAAGCCGCTCCAGGGGGCCGCGGACAAGGCGTCCGAGCAGGGGGCCGCCATACCGAGCGGGATCGCGAGCGGGATCGGGTCCGGCCAGGGAGAGGTGCAGGCCAAGTCCGAGCAGATCAGGCAGACGACGGAGAGGTCCGGCGCCTACAAGGACATCGCGTTCGGCGACGGCTACGCCATCGGCTCGAAGCTGGCCGCCGGCATCGACTCGAGCAGGCCCCTCGTGACGGCGGCCGTCAACAGGCTCAAGGCCGCCGCGAACGTGACCATAACAGGCCCGCGCCTGAGCATGCCGTCCGGCCCCTCCTCCGGCAGGCAGACCGTGACGCCGCAGCGCGCCGCCGCGACGCCCGCATCAGTCCTCGCGGCGGCGTCGGTGCCAGCCCCGGCGAGGGTCGAGTCCTACGCTGCCGCGGCCGGCGTCCCGCGGGAGGCGCTCGCGCAGGAGCGCTCCTACATGGCGGCCAACGGCACCTCGCTCCAGCGCGAGGTGGCGCTCAGCATAGCCGCCGAGGTGCAGCGCGGGTCGCGGGGCGCCTCGGCGGACGAGATCGGCAGGGCGGTCGGCGCGGCCGTCGCCCGCGCCATGTCGTCGGGGACGATCAGGATCGACCCCGCCCAGGCGAGGCAGATGGGCGGCACGTACCACAGCGAGACGAACTTCCAGGGCGTCGTGCGCGACGACGGCACGGCCGCCTGGAAGGTCATGGACCAGATCATGTACCAGATGGAGCTGGAGGCGAGGTCGTAGATGGCGACGGTGAAGATCGACTCGAAGGACTTGACGATAGAGAGGCTGGCGGGGGACCAGCGCGGCAAGTGCCGCGCCGCCTGGAAGGCCCCGACGAAAGAGATCTCGATAACCTTCGTCGGCAAGAAGGGCGTCAAGGAGACCAGCAAGAAGAAGGCCTTCGAGTGCATCTCCGGGTACAAGGTCATGTTCGACTACGAGGTCATGGTCATCGACGCCAAGAAGAAGATCAGGCACCCGAAGACCGTCACCGGCTCCTGGACGACCACGACGGCGAGGAACGCCACCTTCGACATCCCGGCCGGGGCCACCGGCGTGACGGTCCACGTGAAGCCGATCCCCAAGGAAGTGCAGACCTACAAGAACGAGAAGGACAGCAAGGGCAGGAAGAAGGCCGTCAAGAGCGGCAAGAAGAAGTGGTTCACCGCCGCAGAGCAGAAGAAGACGGTCAACACCGGCGCGTTCCACAGCCCGGAGCGCCCGGCCATCACGGGGGCGAAGGTCGCCTCAGACGGCATCACCATCGAGGTCTCCGTCAAGGACTCCGACCCCTACACCGAGCTGTTCCAGGTCGAGGGCAACAAGGGCGAGGTGCACCAGAGCCACAAGGTGAAGGAGGACACGTTCACCTACGAGAAGGAGGCGACCGTCGCCCTGACGGGCCGCCCCGGCCGCGAGTACGAGATCCGCGCCAGGATGCAGAACATCATCGGCGAGTGGTCGGTCTGGTACACGCTCGTCGGCGGGGACGGCAAGGCCGTCAAGGTGAGGACGCGCCCCGCGAAGGCTGCGGCGCCGGACGCGATGGCGACGTCGGCCGGGACGGCCTCCCTCACGTGGAAGTCGGCCGCCGGGGCGGACTGGTACGAGATAGCCTACGCCAACGACGCCAAGGCGTTCTCGCTCTCCTCGGGCTACGAGGTGAAGTCGACGGAGGGGTCCAAGAGCCCGCAGCTCTGCGAGTTCACCTTCGACGACCTCGACCAGGGCAGGTCCTGGTTCTTCTGGGTGAGGGGCTGCAACGAGTCCGGCGACGGCGAGTGGTCCGAGGCGTCCAACGAGGTCGTGCTGGGCACCCCTCCCACGGCCCCGAGCGTGTGGGCCGACGCCCTCGCGGTCGTGAAGGGGTCGCCGGCGGGGATCAGCTGGCAGCACAACTCCTCCGACGGAAGCCCCCAGCGCAAGGCAGAGGTGTGGACGTCCCTGGGCGGCGCCCCGTTCCGCAAGACGGAGGTGGCGGGATCGAAGAGCACGCTCGACATCCCAACCTCGAGTATGTCCGACGGCACGGAGCTGCGTGTGTACGTGCGGACCTACGGGGCGCACGCGGATCCATCGCCGGCGTCCGAGACCCTGACCATAGGCGTGTGGGACAGGCCGGAGGCCAGGGTGTCCGCCCCCTCGCCGGCGACGAGCTACCCCATCCCCGTGACCGTCGAGACGAGCGCCCCGCGCCAGCAGTGCGTGGTGCTCGTCCTGTCGATCTTCGCGGTCGGAGAGCAGCAGATCGCCTCCGCCGACGGGACCGAGCGCACGGTGCGCGACGGGGAGGAGCTGCTGAGGCAGGTGCACCTCAACGCCGCTAACCCGCTGACGGTGGAGCTGATGCCCTCCGACGCCCTTCTGCTCGACGGCGCGACCTACCGGGTGGCGGCGTCCTGCTCGATGAGCAGCGGCCTGTCGTGCGCCGACGAGGCCGAGATGCCGTGCGACTTCGAGCAGCAGGAGGCCGACATCGACGCCGACATCCTCCCGTTCGGGGAGTGGTCGTGCGAGGTCGTGCCGGCGGCCTACGCCGTGCCGGAGGAGGTCGGCGAGGGGATCCCCGCGGTGCCCGCCGAGGGCTGGCTGATGTCGGTCTACCGCATAGAGACCGACGGCACCCTCACCGCCCTCCTGGCAAACGCGCCGTCCGACGGGAGCAGGTCGGTCGTGGACGCCCACGCGGCGCTGTCGGACCAGGCCTACCGCGTCGTCGGCATCGACCCGACGTCGGGCGCCGTCGCGTGGGAGGACTTCACGGGCGACGTGAGGATGAGGCGCGGCCTCCTGATCCAGTGGGACGGCGACGCCTCGGCTGCGAGGGAGTACGTCGACGGCGAGCCCGTGGGCGGCTCGCCCATAGAGCCGGGCTCCTCGCTGTTCCTCCAGTACAGCAACGATGGCAGCGTTGACAACGACATGGACGTCGACCTCACCGAGTACATCGGAGACCTGCACCCGACCTCGGACTACGGCACGCAGCTCGGCCAGACTGCCTCGTGGTCGGCCAGGATCAGGGCGTCGGACACGGAGACCCTCGGGATGCTCAGGAAGCTCGCCTGCCACAGGGGCGACGTCTACGTCCGCGACAAGCTCGGCGACGGCTACTGGGCCGTCGCGAAGCCGAGCTGGAGGTTCGCCGACGGCAGCCCGAAGATCGACGTGTCGGTGAAGCTCACGAGGACCACCGGATCCGACGAGTGCATCGTGCTGGACGTGCCGCCCAACACCGTCGAGGAGGTGCCGTGGTGAGCGCCATCGACTGGACGGGATCAGTGGCCCGCACCTACGAGTTCTACGAGGTAGACCCGGCCTCGTGGCAGGACGTGCGCAGGCTCGAGCGCGTCGCCTCGGCGACACTCACCTTCGACCGCTCGAAGGACACGTTCGGCAACGGTACGGTGGAGGTTCGCGACGACATGGGCGAGGCCTACGTAAGGGCCTACGTCGTCGCAGAGCAGGGCGGCGCGAGGGAGCGCATGCCCGTGGGGACCTTCCTCGCGCAGCCCGCGTCGATGACCTACAACGGCAAGAGGACGCACCTGCCCATGCAGGCGTTCACCCCGCTGATCGAGCTGGCCGAGAACATGCCGCCGCTCGGGTTCCACGTTCCCGCCGGCAGGGACACCCTCAGGGCCGCGTCCGACCTGCTCGTGCAGCACGGGCGCGCGCCCGTGTCGGCGGCGGTGTCGGGGTACTCCCTCACCGAGGCGCACAGCGCCATGCCGGAGGAGACGTGGCTCGACTTCCTGAAGGCCCTCGTCGCGAAGTCGGGCCACTACCTCGCCGTGGACCCCCTCGGGCGCATCCTCATGGTTCCAGAGAGGGAGCCGGGGGCCATGCAGCCCGTGCACGTGTTCAGCTTCCGGAACTCGTCGGTCGTGCCGGACGTGTCCGACGAGCGCGGCGTCTACGGGAAGGCGAACACCTACGAGGCCGTGCTGACGCGCGAGACGGGCGGGGAGACGGCGACGTTCAGCGCTATCGTGCGCAACGAGAACCCGGCATCGCCCACGAGCATCCCATCCAGGGGCCGCGTCGTGTACGAACGGAACATGAGCCCGGAGATACCGGAGGGCCTGTCGGCCGCCGAGACCCAGGCGCAGCTGGAGAGGTTCGCCAGGCGCGAGCTCGCGAAGGAGACGTCGGCCGACCACTCGGTCACGTTCGACCACAAGTGGATGCCCCACGTCAGGGTCGGAAGCTGCGTGATGCTCGACTTCCCCGAGATCGGGATCGTGAGCAGGGCGGTCGTCGAGGCGCAGACCATCAAGTGCGCCACAGGCGGAAAGGTGACGGGGACTTTCAGGTACGCGGAGGTGAGCGCGCTGTGAGCGTAGAGGATCTGACCAGGGCGAAGCAGTTCGCCAGGAGGGCGACGAGGGGCTCGGCCCCGACGGCATCGGAGACCGAGGGGGTCATCGTCGGCACGGAGGAAGGCCCCATGCTCCTGCTCAAGGGAAGCTCCATCCCGGCGCCGTTCAAGAGCACGGTCGGCGTGAACGAGGGCGACCGCGTGATGGTGCGGGCGGCCGACCACTCGTACACGGTCACGGGCAACCTCACCAATCCCGCAACGGATTCGGCGACCTTCGCCAGAACCGTCGCCGACATCCCCGCCGTGAACTGCATAAAGCAGACCGACCGGGGCCTGCTGGTGGGAAGCACCGACGGAAACGGGAAGTTCGTGGGAAGCCAGACGCTCCTCGGCGACTCGCTGTACTTCATCGGCCAGGACGGGACGGTGCTGGGGGAGTTCTCGAGCGATGGCATCTACATCGGCGGGTGCGAGATCGCCGTCACGGACGAGGGCGAGCTCCAGGGCATGAACATCTACTCGTCGCTCGGCAGCGTGTACATCTCGGCGAGGAAGTTCCCGTTCGCGACGGCCGGGTCGTCACTGTGTCCGACCCCTCCGGCCATCAACGTGACGGAGGACTCGGTATCCGTATCCGTCGGCTACATGAGAACCGACGAGACGGGGGTTATCGGGGCTGGCGCGCACTCGATCATCGTGAGCCCCGACGGCATCGACCTGAACGGTACGGTGCGCGCGAACGGCAAGATCATCTGATAGGAAGGGAAGACGATGGTTCAAGACAACTGCACGACGTTCTACGTCGACGGGGAGACCAGGGCGATCTCGACGCCCGCCGACGCCGGCGTCCTCATCGTGGCGGGTGACAGGAACATGCGGCCCCTGCGCCTCGCGGTGCCGGCGGCCTACCACGGAACGGACATGGCCGAGCTGAGCTGGAAGGTGCTCTGGAGCAACGGGATCGACACCGGGGCCGACCTCATCGGGCGCGGCGAGGGCGACGGCACCTACGTGAGGTTCGAGTGGACGCCGTGCGCAGCCGCATGCGCGGAGCCGGGGATTCTCCAGTTCTCGCTGTGCGGGGAGGAGCTCGGCGAGGACGGCTCCGAGGTGCTGAGGGAGTGGCACACCGTGCCGGCGAGCACCGAGGTCGCCGAGACCCTGGAGCACGCCGACGTAATCGACGACGAGACGGCGAGGGACTGGCTCTTCAAGGTCTCCGAGGCCATCGGCCGCTGCGACGAGGCGGTCGGCATGATCGACGCCAAGCTGGAGGAGGCGTGCGCAGCCGCCGAGGAGGAGATCGCCGCCGCCGAGGAGGAGCGCGCCATCGCCGAGCTGGGGCGCGCAGAGGCCGAGGCCCAGCGAGCCGCCCAGTTCGCCGACATGGAGCAGCGCTCGCGCGGCTGGCTGCGCTACATCTGCCAGCCCGGCGAGTTCGACCCCGACACGCGCCAGCCGATCATCTCCGAGCCCCACGCCGGCACCATGTACTTCGTGCCGAGCGCCATCCCCACCGAGCAGAGCATGTACCAGGAGTGGATCTGGGTGTCCGGCGACGAGCGCTGGGAGTCGTTCGGAGAGGTGGAGCTATCGATCACGCCGGCCTCGCCCGACCAGCTCGCTGCGGTGCTCGACGGCACCGACGGCGGGGAGGGCGGCGGCGAGGTGGTCAACCTCACCGGCTGGCGCTCGGTCGTGCCGCGCCTCAAGGCCATGTTCGCCGGCATCGTGCACAAGCACAGCGGCGCAGACCTCACCGACGGCACCGTGACCGCCGCCAAGCTGGCGAGCGGGGCCGTCACGCAGGCCAAGATCGCTGATGGGAGCGTATCCCTCGCGAAGTGCGATACGGCGCTCCGGGATTCCGTATCCCGAGCCGGGGCGACGTCATCGACTGTCCAGTGGGCGAGGCTCGGGAACATCGTCGTTATCTCCGGCAGATGCGTTGTCACAACGGCATCGACGGTTACCGTGCTGACC